AGTTGCTCCAGAAGGACCATCAGATCCAGTTGCTCCAGAAGGACCATCAGATCCAGTTGCTCCAGAAGGACCAGATCCAGTTGCTCCAGAAAGACCATCAGATCCAGTTGCTCCAGAAGGACCAGATCCAGTTACCCCACTAGAACCAGTAACACCACTAGTACCAGTTAACCCAATAAGAATCGAATTATAATCTATATTGCATCCACACTCATCCGAAAAATTAGTTGAATCAGACATATTATAATAACATTTATAATTATTTATTTATATTAAAAATATAAATGTATTATATATAATGTTATTAGTCTTAATATATTTATTATGTTTATTTTTATATTTACTTTTTGTATCTCCTCTAAAAAAAATAGTAATTGATAGATTTATGAATAAATCAAAAGACTCTCAATTATATGGTAGTGGATTAATGGTACCTAAACCAGCATACAAAGCTAATACAGTATTTGACGATCAATTACAAAATGATGTGAATGATGAAATAAAAAAAAATAAAAAAGCAACGAATGTTAGTCAATTATTTAATGCAATTGTAGATGATAATTATAAATTATTTAATAATTTAAATAATTTAATCCCAAGAGAATCATCTAAATCCGAACTATATGAAAACCTATACTATGATGCAAAAAAAGAACCTAGATATCAATTTGCAACAGGATTACCTAAGTTAGGTTATTATAAAAAAACAAACTATCCTCATTACTAATAAAATAAATTATTGAAATTCACCTAATTTGCATAGAACAATAGGTTCTCCACTACGACGACGAACATATAGTCCTTCAGCGACAATTAAATCTACTGGGCGATTACTTCCTGCAATATTAGTATATTTATTTTCATCAGCTCCTTTATTTAACAAAAATATAACAATATTTTGAAAATATTTTTTAGAAATATTCAAACAAGTGCAATACAAGGCAGTTTCACCCTTATTATTAATTGCCTCAATTGGAATTCCTTTATCGATTAGAACTTTTGCAATATCAATATTACCTCGTTCACAAGCTTCGTGAAGTAGACTCTTTCCAAATTGATATCCATTTATAATATTTGCACCATGATCAATAAGTAGTTGTGTATGACTTGCAAAATTTGGCTCATACATTTGACAAGCAATTAATATTGGTGATTGCAGATTCATTGCAATCATATTAACTAGAGGATCATTCTTATTAATTTTATCAAGTAGTAACTTAATAATAGTTGAATCATGTTGTTTTGCTGCATAATGCAACACATTAAAACCTTCGGAATCAATAACTTGAATATCAGCTCCAGCAATAATTAGCTCCTTTACAATATCATTTTGTCCTTTACTAATAGCTAATAGCAATGGTGAAATACCTAGATGATCTTTTACATTAATCCAAAGTCCTTTGGCCGCACTAATCCACTTTAGTGCAGTAGGAATCTGTTCCTTCACTATTGCGCTAATAAGAGGATGTGCATCACGATGAATATGAGTCAGAGTAGAGCCAGCAGCTCCAATAACAACTTGCATTCCTTCCATTTTTATTTAATATAATTTAAGATACATCATAATTAAAATTTAAAATTTCAATTTTTTATAAATTAAATAGATACATCTATTTTTGCAAATTTATAGATCTCAATTAAAACTAATACTTTAAGCATTGAACACTGTGTACCATCTATATTTTTTATTTTTGTAATATCTTGAATATCGTACATACAAATATATGATGTATCATCAAAAAATCCACCAATTGCTTTAGGAAAACATTTAAACCAATCACTAAATTTTCCTTTAACTTTTGTTTCTACATCATTAAACTGAATAGTTTTAATAATATCTACCATATCGTTAGAAACTAATCTTAATTCATTTACTTCTTTGGTAGTAAAAAACTGAAAGAAATTATTTGCAATATTAGAATCTTTTTTTAATAATTCTTCTATATTCATATTAGATTATTTTATTATAGAAAAATTAATTACTATAAAATAAATACCTTTCAATTTTTTATAAAATATTGAAATATTTTAAAAATTGATAATTAAACATATAAATAATTATCTATATAATTATTATAAAATGAATAACGTAAACCATTCAAATTCTCATTCAAATTATTCTAATTCTCACTTCAATAATAATGCTTCCAATGTTCTTAATTTAGGTTATTTTAAATCTAAATTAATTACAGATGTTAAATTAAAAAATTTTATTATAAACATGATTTATGCAAATATTAATGTTTACAATTTTCGTTATAAAATCATTGATTCAAATGATATCTTAGATAATATTAAAAAAAATAAAGAAAATTATTATCTAGCACCCCATTTTCAAGGATATAATTTTTTTGTAATATTTACTAAATTCAATGATCTAAACACTTGTGTGCTTATTGATAAAAAGAATATTAAATATAAAAAAGAGCAAATTAATCTTCGCGAAGTAAATATGTATCAATTAAATGTAAAATCAAATCCATCTATCTTTAAAAATACTATTATTGATGGACGTATTATTCGTAAGAATGATGATAATCTATTTCTTATTCAAGATTGTTTTCTATTAGAAAATGATAAATTATTGACTGAAAGAATGGAATCAAAATTAGAAACTGTCGATAAATATTTGACTGAAAAGTTTTTTGATAATAATCTTAAAATGCATGTTCTTAAATTATATAAAGTAGATCAAATTAATGAGATTGCTGAAAAAATGAAAACTACTGAATATATTATTAATGGTTTTCTTTTTCTTCCTTCTAGAAGTGGATTAAGTTTTATTTACGTAAATAATCATGAAGTTGAATCCTTAAAAAATGAACTTCCCAAATCATTGAAAAAATATGATAAAGATGTTTTCTTAATAAAGAAAACTTTAATGAGAGAAGTATTTGATGTAATTGATATTGACTCAGAAAAAAGATTAGGAATTTCTTATATTCCTGATATTAAAATGAGTCATCTAATGAGACAATTATTTAAAGATAAAATTTTTCTTAAAATGAAATGTAAATTTAATGAAAAATTTAAAAAATATGAACCAGTAGAAGTAGTTTATTAAAAATTTATTTCTTTATCTAAAAAATAATATTAAACAACTAACATTGTCAGTACTACCTTTTTCAATTGCTTTCTCTGCAATTTTCTTAGCAATATTTCTTTGTAAATTATTAGTATCAATATTAATTTTATAATCATTCTTTTTCATTTCTCCTAAAACAAAATCTACTGCAGATTGATTATCAAAAACATCCCATAATCCATCACAACCTAATATTAAAAATTTATCTTCCATATCTAATACATAATCAAAAATTTCAGGCTGATGTGATACATATGGTTTTGCATCTACATCTCCTAATGATCGAGATACAGATAATCCCATAATACGTGGATCATCATTTGGTAATTGCATAATTTGTCCTCCCATTTGTGTAATTCTAGTATGTTCTTCAAATGTTGTAGGTTTATGATCTTTAGTTAATGCTGTTCCAATATTATATTTATTACAAATAACTGCTCTACAATCTCCTGCATTAATTATTTGTAATCGATTTATTCCTTTATGATTATATATTTGGGCAATTAGTGCAGTAGAACCCATCATACGAGATTCTTTAATTTCATTTCTAATTTTTTCTTGAATAAAATTATAGAGTTTTTGAATAAATTTATGATATTTGAGATTATGGGGTTTTATACTTTGAGGAATTATATCTTTATTATAAAAATATTCTAATAAATTATTAGTTAAATATTTACTAATTAATGGGCCTCCATGTCCATCAAATATAGCTAAAAGATTTATACTTCTTTTTGTTTTATCATTACCGTCTAAATTTAATAAATAATATTCTGCATCTTCATTTGAAGGTCTTTTTCCTAATAAACTTATTTTGTGTAAGAACATATATTAATATATATAATAAATTTTATATATATTATAAATATGAGCAAAGAAATTGAAAGAAGATTCTATACATTTGATAGAAAAATATTAGAAGAAAAAATTAAAGAATTTGGTGGTGTTAAGAAGGGTATGTATCTTTTTCAAATTCTAGTATTTATTCCTCCAAAATCTTATAGTATGTTGAGATTAAGAGATGAAGGTTATCGTATTACATTTACATTAAAAAAAAGAGGATCTGATGGATATGAAATTGAAGATGAAGTAATTGTTAGTAATTTTAAGGAAATGCGAACAATATTAGAAAAAATGGGTAATAAAAAGAAATATTTTATACAAAAAATTAGAGAAATATATGATATTGGAGAATCAGAATTAGTATTTGATCATTATCCTGGATTACCTAGTTTAATTGAAATTGAATCTCCTACTGAAGAAGAATTATTTTCTTTAGCTGATAAATTAAATCTTATAAAGGATGAACCTCATAAAGATGCAGGAGATTTATATTTAGAATGTTATGGCGTTACAAAGAATAAACCATTATTAGATTTAACATTTGATAATATTTATAAAATATTTAAAAAATATATTACAAAAAATAAAGATGTAATGTTACAGATCTTAGAGGGGCAGATTAAATTACTTGATAAAATTAATCACAACTAATCACCCTAATATTATTCTTAACATAATTTTTATTATAATTTTTTCTAATCCATTTTTTCATAATACTTTCAGAAAATATTCCTATATCTTTATTAATAATTTCTAAAATATCTGCATGATCTTCTTTTTTTAATTTAATTTTAAAATATTCTTCTATATTTTCAGTAATATTATCTATTTTACTGCATTTTGTTTCATAATCTTTTGCTTTAGAATGAGTATTAATATAATTTATAAATGCTTGTTTTGCTTCATAACTAATAATAACATCTATTGTATTTCCTCCTTTTAAAGAAATACTAAATATATTATGAGTTTTTCTTAGTGTCATATATTTATTTTTATATAAAAATAAATATAAATTGTTAAACAAATAAATATCTATAATCTCTTTCGTTATACATATAATCTAAATCTTTAATAGTTTTTCCAAATTGAATAGCACTATTAGCTTCATCTATTAATCCAAAACATAATAATGATAATATCATTTTAAATAATCTTATATTATTTAATGGTTCCCAACTTTGATTAGCTTCTAAGTCACGTATTAATTTTTTGTTTACTAGATCCCATCCCCATGCATTACAAACTATTATTGCATTTTTTTTTATTATTTCTGTAATTTCTGTATATTTTTTTTTTAAGTTTTTAATATCATTTAAAAAAACAGAAAATTTAAAACCCTTATTACTTCGATCTGGAATTGGAAATACCCACCAATCATAATGACTATCTTTTATATTTTGATAATCTTGTATAGTATTATAAAACTTAAGATTACTACTAGTAGTATTCATTTCATCAAATAGAACTGCTGAATTTAAATCTGAATTATTTTTATCAATTTTCTCCAAATCTACTTTTAAATCAGTTAAAATTTGTGTATAACTTTCATTTCTTACATTCGGAGTAGTTATATTATTATTTATATTATAAGATATCATACTTAAATATTTTATCTTTTTTCTAATATATTCCATAAATTAATTAATAAAATTTTTTTTCAAAATTCTCTTTAGTAACAATTTCTACTCCAACTTCTTTTGCTTTCACTACTTTAGTATTATTACCCTCGTCTAAATCTTTTTTAGTAGTTATTAAATAAGAAGTATTTTTAGATACACTACTTACTAATTCTCCTCCATTCTCTACTATGTATTCTTCCCATTCTTTATTCCTAAATCCTGAAAATACAAATTTCTTTCCTTTAAACTTTTCTGAAACAACATTTATTTCAGAATTCTTAATTATTAATTTTTGATACTTTACAGGTATCTTTTCAAAAACTTCAATAAATTCATGTATTTT